CCTACGGTCTCCAGCGCGATACGTAAGGTGTCCGCGTTGCAGGCCATCGCCGCGCGCGAGGGCACCGCGATATTGATGAAAGGCACCGTGACGCCGTTGCCAGCGAAGCCTACGGGATCGGAGACCACAGAGCCAAAACTAATCACCCGGATGCCGTCCTGGGCGATGAAGGCTAGGATTACAACGGCGTTAGTTGTGCTGGAAAACCCTGTTTGCGTACCGAACAACGTGACCGTAGTGCCGGAATAAACGAAGTCCGCCTGAGCCTGTACGAAACCCTCTCCAGACTTCATGCCTGTAGCGAGTGTGATGTTGATGGTTCCGGTGTCTGGGCCTGATGTGGTCATGTTACCGACGGCGGTCACATTCATCGCCGTTCCGATTATTGCAGTGTGGCCGGCCGAATCTACGGTGAATGTGACGTGAGCCTTGCAGATGGAATTGGCAAACTCCGTATTTGCCGGGGGTGTAGATGGAGCATTCGTGTCGCAGTAGACGCCCCCAGATATCGAGCCTATCGCTATGGGGATACCCGCCCCAGCAAATACGTTCTGCCCCACCTGCCCAGCCCCACCAGTCACGTTCTGCCCCACCTGCCCAGCCCCACCAGTCACGACGACAGCAGGGGAGCCGCTGCCGCCACTGAACACCCCAGCGAAGCCGGACGCTCCCGTCTCGACGTTGCCGTACACGGCCGAGCCGCTGGCCCCGCTGAGCAGGTCGCCTCGGACGGCTGAGCCAGTGCTTGTCTGGTGCCCGAGGATGGCCGAGCCCCCTCCGGTGGAGTCACCATGGACGGCGGCGTAGCTGTTGGTGGCGCTCGTGGCGTACAGCGCATCGCTGGCCGTCCCTCCCACGAACTCCCCGGCCTGCGACGTTCCGATCGCAGCCCCGTAGACTGCGGGACCGCTCCCGGTGCCAACGGCCGAGACTGCGGCACCGCTCCCGGTGCCAACCGCATCCACAGCCGAACCGCTACCAGACGCTACGAGCGCCGCCGCGTTGCCCGCTCCGGCCGCGGCGCATGAGATCCCGTTCAGGCCCGTGTAGGGCGAGATGAGCACGGCGTCTGCCCCGGTGCCACCCGTGAACTCGCCAGCGTGGCCCTGACCGCCGAGAAGAAGAGAGTTGCCACGGACGGCCGAGCCGGACCCGGACGACAAGCCCACCACCGCAGGCTTCGTGCCGGCAGCCTGCCCCAGGACTCCACTGGAGTTCCCGCTCGCTACGCCGAGCACGCCGACCTGGTCACCAGCACCGCCAGTGAAGATGCCTCCCGTGCGCCCCGTGTCGGCCGTCGGCGTGCCGCCTGCTCCGGTCCCGCGCCAGCCCCAAGTGTTCTGGTTGTACCCGGTGCCGGCCGACTGCGAACTCCCGATGTTGTCGCCCTGCCAGAGCGCGACGATCGCAAGCTGAAGTGCCTGGGCGCGGTCTAGCACGGCCTGGAAGAACGACGAGAACGCGCTCGTGCCCAGCGATGCCACGTCGCCATCGGTCGGGATGGCCACCTGGGGAGTGACGCCGAGGTCATAGCAGGCGCCCGTCCCGGAGAACGGCGACGGCGAGCCCCCAACGGTGATCCTGAACGTCGTGTCGCTGACGACCGTGATCGTGTAGTTTCCGACAAACGATCCCGCGTTCATGTAGACGGTATCGCCCTGGCCGTACCCGTGCGAGGCAACCGTGGTCACGGTCCACACGGCACCGCTGTAGTTCGCCACGGACGAGACGACCGCAGCAAGGCCCGCGGGCGAGGCTGCGGAGGGGCTCGTCGTGTTGCTGGCTAGACCTGTTTGGACGTCCATCGGAGGCTCCTTACGCTACCACGCAGCGCGTCATTTCTCACGTCTGGTTCTTGACCGAGCAGAAGGCCCATGTGCCCCCACCCTCGCAGTACGCATCGTAGGGAGACGCGGCGGGAGCGCGAGGCACCCAGCACTTCGGGTAGGTGATGCCCTCGGAGGACACCGCCGTGCCGAGGTGGCCGGCCGATCCGAACTGGCCGTCCGGGTTGCCCGTCGTCACCGTGGAGAGCGGCGACCACCCGCTCCCGGCCACGCCCGTCCCCCCCGAGAAGGACACGACGATGTCGACGTACCAGGCCGACGCACTCTTCCACCGCTGGATGATCTGCCGAATCGTCCCCAGAAGCTCGTAGGGGGCGATGCTCTGCGCCGTCTGGAGATTCCACGAAGCGCCTGGCCACGAGTTCGGGACGAGGCCCACAACAGGTCGCCAGACGCCGCCCACGAGCGCGCCGTAGTCCGGGTAGGGATAGTTCGGCGCGGAAGGCGCCCCCTCGCCGAAGGTCACACCGGGCGTGCCCCATGCCGGGCCAGGCGATAGGAAGGGCCATTCGGCGATGGACCATGTGAGCGGCCCCGTGTCGCTCGCGACGCCATTCGGATTGGCAATGACGCAGGAGGTCGCGGAGTTGTACGCGGTGATCTGAAAGACGCCATTGTTGCCGCTGTGCGCCGAGCCGGAGACGGTGATCCACTTGCCGACCACAGCGGACGTGAGCCCGGTCAGGTCGTTGAGGGTGAGCCACGGGTGGTTGACGGGCGTCCCGGCGACGGCAGGCTGCCACACGGCGCTATACTGGATGCCGTTGAGGTCCAGCCCCGGACCGCTCACGCCTGGCGACTGGAAGCAGAGCGACGCCATCGCCGTCCCTGTCTGCCCGCTCGTCCCGCTGAGACCGGGCACCGCGATCGGCTGCATGTACCAGACGAGCCACGTGCGCCATGGCGCGGCCTTCCCGTCCCAGTTGAAGTTGCCGGGAACGATCGTCGAGTGGACGGGCACGCTCCCGAGAGGACTGTCCTGGTAGAGCACGTCCCAGGTCGTGACCGGGCCCTGGGATCCGACCGTGAACCCGAGCCCGCCCACGATCGCCATCGACGGGAGCGCGCCGGCCACGCTCGGCTGCATCCCCTGAGTGTAGTAGGCGATCTGCTGGAGGACCGCGATGCGAGACCCGGCGATGTCCCATGCGTCGTCGGACGTGATGAGCCGCCCGATGAACGCCGGGTTCCCCTCGTTCGGCCCCTGCAAGAGCTGCGTGTCGTAGGCCAGGTAGGGGATCTGCGATGGGTCCCCCTGGCCAGGACAGCGGAAGGCGATACCCTCCGCCATCTTCTCCATCAGCCCGTCGAGCGCGAGCTGCTGCACGTACATGAACTTCTCGCCGACGCCCGTCCGAAGCCAGGGAGGCGCGAGGCCGTACCAGGTGTCTCGGAACTGGTAGGAGGTCGACCCGAGGGGCACGTCAGACTCCCACCACGGCGATGATGGCGCTCACAAGGATCGGCTGGTACGCCGCGCCTGGAATCTGGAGGTACTGCGTCGACCCGGAGGCGCTCTGGCTCTGCGTCGAGATGACGAGCTGCTGTACGGCCTTCACGTAGCTCGCCTGGCCGATGACGGTGATCCCTGCCTCGCCGAGCGCTTCGAGGTAATCGTTCCAGGAGATGATACGCGCCGGGCTCGTCTCCGTGCTCCCGCCGATGCCATAGCTCTGCGTCTGCGCGAGTAGCTGCTGCTGTACCGCCGCGCGGTAGAGGTTCACGTACGCCTGCGGGACGGCCACCGTTGCGGTCACCGTGATCGGCATCGCCAACGCCGAGGACGTGATCGCCGTCACGGCATCGGGCACGCACGTGTCCTGGATGAGCAGGTCGACCGCGCCCAGGTCGCCACCTTCCACCTGGCCGCCGCCCGTGTAGGAGCCCGCAAGGGTGGTGTCGACGGGAATGGAGAAGGCGTTCGACGTGACGTAGGTGCCGGTCCACGTCCCAGCGACGCCCGCGGGAAGTTCCGACGTGCCAGTGATCGTCACGCTCATCGTGCCGCCGTTCGAGATGCCCGTAGCGTGAGCGCAGGAGATGACGCACGGGTTGCCGTTCGACACGCCGGTGATCGGATTCTGCGCGCAGCCTGGCGTGACCGGCTGCCCGTACGCGGTCGACTGCGGGCTCACCGAGGCCACGACGACGGCGACGATCCCGGTCTGCGGATTGCCGGATACGCTCGCCGTGACTCCGCCGTTCGTGAAGATGTACGGCTCCGGCAGGGCAGCGTAAATCTGCGCGGCCGTGAGCGCGTAGTACTCGTAGCTCTGCGACGGACCGTTCGGGCTGCGGTTGGCGAGGCTGAGCAGGTCGCGCGACTGGAGCGCCTGATTGCTCTCCCATCCCGACGCGCTCCACCCGTTGAGGTTTGCTACGAAGACGTTCGGGTTCTGCGTGACGGCGATGTTCACCGCGAGAGGAGGCGCATCCCCGACGCGCCCAGGCAGGTCCGCCACGAGTGGTGATGTCGAGCACAAGTAGACGTTCCCGCCGCCCGCGTAGGTCGACACGCTCGACCCTACGTTCACCTCGAACTGCGTCGTCGAGAGGACGGCTGTCACCGCCGCGAAGGTCGCCTGTAGCCCTCCGACTCCGGTAGACACGGGGATCGCGAGATAGACGATGCTGTTCGTGGCGACGCCCGAAGCGCTCTGCGTCGTGATGACCGTCCTCGGAGCGCCGAAGCCGATGATCGGTGCCACGGCCGTCACCACTCCGCCCGTCCCCGCGATGACGCTCGACGGAATCGAGAACACGTCCTCGTTGGAGTACGTCGCACCGTTCAACGCGGACGCCGCGTGGTAGGACCCCTGAGCATAGGGGCCGATCGTGCTCCCGCTCAGGTTCGCGAAGGCGAGGTCCCCCGACGCGCGCGAAGGAGTGAGCCGCTCGACGTTGTAGAGGTTGTTACTGAGCAGGTCGAGCCACCCCAGCGCGCCCGTGGGGTTCTGCGCCGGGTCGCTCGGGTCCGGCGTGACAGGCACCGTCACCGTCTGTCCCTGGAGCGTCGTGTACGTCACCGTTCCGTTCGCGGCGGTCTGGAGAAAGCCCCCCTGGACCATGAGAGAAATGTTCACGTCGCTCATCGCGAAGCTGACGGCCTGGATGGCCAGCATCGTTCGCTCAGGGCCGCCAGGCTGCCAAGAGGTCGTCGGAAGCTGGACGATCGTGGCGAACTCGATCATGCGTCCCAGCCATGTGCTGCTCGACGGCTGCGACGGGATGGACCCGAACGGGCCCACGCCGGAGAGCGCGGGCTGGAAGAGGTCGGCTGCGGTCAGGACGGTCGTCATGTGGGCCTCACGGTTGGACCAAGAGTAGCTGAACGCTGACCGCAGAGATGGACGCGACGAGCCTGAACGGCCCCTGTCCGGTCACGATGAGCGCGGTCACCGTGAGGACCTGTGAGGCGCTGTTGAGCGAGAGTTGCACGGTGGCGCTCTGCACCCGCTCGTCGGCCTGGGCCTGGGCCGCTGCCGCACGCTGCGCCTCCACGATGTCCGCGGGAGAAAGGTCATCGCCGAGAAGATCCTGCACGTTGTAGCCGTACGTTGGATCGTCGATGAGCTCGCCGGGGCCAGTCGTCCACCGCCGCAGGATCGCCTCGGCGACGGCCTGGAAGCCAGAGACCATCGAGGCCGGGGAGGAGAGGTCCTGGCCCTGCGGCGTGCTCCAGCATTGCCCGAAGTTGGGGATCTGCTGGGTCATGGGAAGGCTCCAGCGAAGAAGGTTTCCAGCTGGACGACAGCGGCGGGCACGCGCGTTTCGAGCACGAGCCCCCAACTCGCGTCCGTGGGAGTCGCTCCTGGGATGGCCCCGAGTGCCGTCGTCAGCGCGGGGCCGAACTGCCCCAGAGGTCCGCTCCACGTGTAGACCTCGGCGCCCGCACTGCCGAGCGCGATCATCGCCGTGAGCGATGCCTGGAGCTGCAAGAGCAGCGACACCTGGGCATTGACGGACACGGACAGGTCTACGCTCGGAGGCGAGAGGCCAAGCGCCACGTCGGCCGCCAGCTTGGCCGCGATGCTGCCAGCCAGGTCTGCCATGAGTTTGATGCTGGGGGGCACAAGACTGAGGTTGGCCTGTACTCCTAGCGCCGCGGTGAGCTGTGCCTGGATGTTCACGTCGAGCTGAGCGAAGAGGGAGAACGCTCCAGGGATCAGCGTTGCCAGGCTCAACTCTCCGGCGAGGACGAGGCCGCTCATTGCTGGAGACTCACGGTGTTGGACCCGTCCACGATCTGACCGACCGCGGCGGAGGTGATCGTGATGAAACCGGAAAACGTTCCTGGAATGGCCGGGGGTGGAAGGAGCTGTCCCGAGATCGGCATCTGGGGCGGCAGCACAACGATGACCGTACCGCCCTTGAGCGCCGCTGGCGTTGTCGCCCCCACGCTCGTCCACACCACCACGGGCCGAGAGCGGAAGCCGTTCACGAACATCACGTGCGCCGTCCCGCCAGACGGGGGCTTGTACGACGAGATGCTGTCCGAGCAGAGAGGCACGTTCTGCAAGCTCGGGAGCCCCAGCTTCGCGTTCGTCGGCGTCAGGTCGACGGCCGTCAGGGTCGGAGCGGAGATGCTGTACTCGTACCGGCCGTAGAGCTTCGTCGGCGCGATCTGCTTCGCCACCACGGCCTCGAGCGGCCCGAGCACTCGGTCTCCCGTCGTCCCGGTCAGTACGTCGAATCGGAACGTCCCGTCAGGACTCCACGCGTACTCGACTCCCGCGGAGGTGTACGTGCCGGTCAAGATCGGGTGCGTGAAGGTCACGCCAGGCATCCACGAGGCGTAGTCCTCCGTGGCGATCCAGATCCGCCCATGGTCCGGTTTCTGGTCCGTCGGGATGAACGGCGTGGTGATGGAGATCCCGGATGGCCACGGTGTGAACTGCGTCTTCCCCGTAGGGTCCACGTACCAGCCTTGCAGGAGGTCCTGGTCGAAGAGGTCCCAGAGCACGTCGGCGGCGACCGTGTCGATGCTGCCGAACCTTGCATACGCCTGCCCGACAGACCCGGAGGGCATCGGCCCGGCCACCTCGCCGGCTGCGGTCGCCGCGTCACCGAGTACGTGCGCGAGGGTCACGCCGTTCGGGGAGCCGTAGCCTTGAGCCGGGATGGTCGTTCGCCACCCGCCGTTGCCGGCGACGATCCGCGCTCGCGTCTGTTCCCCGTACTGGTCGGAGCGGTAGATCGTGCCGACCAGCGACAGGCTGTTCGGGTTCGTGCTCGGGTCGCCGATCGTGACCGTGGCGGGGCCGGAGAGCGATGCCGCGGTCGCCAGGTACACGTCGGCCGTCCAGAGCCCGGTCGCGGGGATGAGGAGCGTCCCGCCCACAACGGTGGCCGTCACGCCCCCACACGTCACGGTGGAGAAGGCGCTCATGGCCTCGTCACCGGAGGCGCGTACCCGGCCCCCGCTGCCTGTCCCGCGCCTGCCCCTGCTGCCTGCCCCTGCGACGCCTGGGCTGCGGGTCCTCCGGTGCCGGTGTTGACGGGGCCAGATCCGACGGGCGGCGCGAGCGTTACAGCGGCGGGCACCGTGTACGCGATCGACGTGTTCTGCGGTGGCGGAAACCACTCGATGACCTCGAAGCTCGCGTGATACATCCCCTTCCCTACCGGCTCGGGTCCGGTGAAATACTTGATGACCACGCGCATCAAGCCGATGCTGCCATGGCCGGGATAGTTCCACGGGATCCCGTTCGCCGCTTGCGTCCCGGAGTCGATCGACAGGGCCGCTTCGACGAACGCGTCCCAGTCGGCGAAGTCCTGCGTCGAGTAGAGCTGCGTCGTTACGGTCCCTTCCACAGGGGGCATCGTCTTCCTCACGAGCACAGCCCCGGCCGTCCCCTTGCCCTTTCGGATGTCCCAGCCCGTCTCTCGCTTGAAGCCCTTCATCCCGCCGATCGGGATCGACCCGGGCACGTAGCTCGATCCGAGTTTCGGCACCCAGAGCACGGACGGGTTCGATGGGATCTGGATGCCGTAGGGCCCTTGCGAATCCGCGCCGCCGCGCTGGACGAGCGCCGGAAGGGGCGAGGTCGACGAGATGGCGTAGAGCGACGCGGGGGAGGTCGGCTTCGACGGCGCTCCGGTGCTGGTCGGGCGCGTTACGGCAGGTGCGCCGCCGATCGCGTTCGACAGGGAGATCCCGTTGAAGCTCTTGGCCATCAGCGTCCACCCGCCAGTTGCAGGCGCTCGAACGCCAGTGTGAGTCCCATGATGCTGAGATCCTGAGCGTCGGTCACTCCGTCCTTGGCTTCGATGTGCAGGTTGAGCGTGCCGATCTGGACACCGCCGCCCGAAGCGCCTGCGGGCAGGATGCGCTCGCCGGGGGCCACGCTGGCGAAGAACTCGCCGGGGGCGGGCCGCTCGATGAGACCCCCTGCGGCGTTGGCGGGCGCTCGCCCCAGCATCGCGGGGGAGCCTCCGGCACCGCCCCCACCACCGTAGTCCGCCGTGAGCGCGGCAGCAGCGAGACGCATCGGCCCCGTGGCCACGTCAAACGCGAACTTTCCGCCGTAGTCCCACATGAACTTGAGCGCCGTACCGATCCGCTCCAGCCCCGTAGCGGTCTGATCCAACCATCCGCCAAGGTCGGGAGCCTTCCCGCCTTCGAGGAACCACTGTGCCAGCGCGGACTTTCCGATCTCATGTATGCGGTCGACAATGTGACTGAGGCCGCTGATTGTAGAGTCCATGAATGCGGTCATCATCTTGACCGTGTTCGGGTCGGCCATGTCTGCCACCATCGACGTGAGCGAGTCGATTAGGGGCGCCGTATTCACGCCCCCGATGAGCTTCCTGAACTGTTTCTCCACGCTGCCAAGGATCACGTCCAGGCCCTTGAACTCCTCCAGGAGAGGCTTCGCTCCGCGCATCTCGAGCGAACGGGACAGGGCGTTCCCGAAGTCCTGAGCGATGTTCGGGTCCATCCCCGACTTGAGCGCGGCTTCGAGCGTCTTCGCCGAGTACGTGCCGGTGTCCATGCGCTGCGCGACCTCGGCGAGATCGGCCCCGGTCTTGAAGAGCTGAGACCGGATGGCCCGGTCATCCATCTTGAACGTGCCGCCTCCTTCGATGGCTTCCTGGACCCGGCGAGTGATGTTCAGGAAGCTCTCGGCTGCTCCGGTGTCCTTGCCCATGATCGCGAACGCGCCGGCCACGGAGTTGACTTGATGTCGAAGTTGGTCGATGTCCGTGATCCCCATCGCCTGAAACTCGCGCGTCCAGGCTGCGATCTGCTTCGTTGATACAGGGAGGTGGTCGCTGAGTTCGTTGACAAGGCCGAGCGTTGCGCCCCCCTCCCCGCCGAGAGCGTCGAAGCTGGCCTTCATCTCCCGGTTCGCCTGGACGACGTCCATCGTGCGCCGGATGAGGCTGCCCATGACCCCAATGAGGCCCGAGGCGATGCCCCCGCCGAGACGGACAGCCGCGCCCGTGACCGCGCCGAGGCCAGGCTCGAGGAGGTCGAGCGACTGCGCCAGACCGCTCGCCGCCACCGACAGGCCCGACACGGCGCCGGACAGATCGCCCTTTCGCATAGCTCCACCGAAGGCGAGCAGGCCCTGCGTTGCCTCGCCCATCGACCGGCGCAGGACCCACATGGTTGCGCCTGCACGGAGCGCGGAGGAAGTGGTCTTGTCTAGGGTGGGCGGGATGGCCTGGGCCTGGCCCTTCTGCCACTTGTCCAGGTCGGACTCGATGTTCTGGGCTCGCCCGATCTCGTACTTGGCCGTACTGAGGCGAGCCTTCGAGGCCGAGGCCGCCGCGAGCTTCTCCCGCTTCGCCTCGTCCTTCTCGAGTTGGGCGAAACGCCGCTCCAGGGACGCCGCTTCGGCCCGCTCCTGCTTCGCCGTGTAGGCGTCGAAGGTGGCGGACGCCTTGTCCAGGTGGCGCCGATCTGATGCCTCCTGCTTCGCCGCGTAGGCATCGAAGGTCTTGGACGCATCGAGGAGAGCCTTCTGGAGCGCTCCAAGATTCTTCGCCGCGTCGAGGGTCGACTGGCTGTAGACCTCGATCCCGATCTCGAACTCTAGGTCGCTCATGCCTTCTTCCCCATAGATTCAAGCATGAGGCGCAGTCGGATGAGGCACGCAGCGGTCCACTCCGCCGCCGCGCGGGCGTTGTCGGTGAGTTCATCGCCGCGCACGATGGCTCCCATCCACTCCGTCAGGCCGTCGGCGTAGTCGGCGGCGGAGCGCTCCTGACGGTCGCGCCTTTTCCCAGGGCCGCCGCAGCCTCGGACTCGACCAAGCCGGAGAGGATCGAGAGCACGCCTTGCGGCTTTAGCGCAGAGCAGAACATCGGGTACTCCCCGAGGAATGCGTCATAGGCGAGCCTCGCGCGGTTCGGATCCGTCTCTCCGTCGAAGGCCACCATCGTCTTCGTGCTGAGCAGATCGGACGCCCCCCCGCGCTCGTCGGGCGACCCGTCACGCTGCATGCGGTAGTGGTGGACCTCATCTCGACTGGGACGACGGAAGACGAGCTGGTGGCCCTCCCAGTCGATGACCCCGATCTTCACATACTGCCTGCGCAACTCCTCCAGCCTCGTCTCGTCCAGCATGGTCCACCTCGGTCGGTCCCCGAGCACTCTGGGGATGATGGGGTGGCCTGCTTCGTCGAGAGGGTGAACGACGGCGGGCCGGGCGGCCTGGTCTAGGACTCGCCCTTCCACCTCATGCTACCCGGATAGACCGGCGCGTCAAGGGCCGCCAGGCGTCCACTGGACGAGCGGGTCGGCGCAGTCGTCCTGCCCGTTGAACAGGATCTTGAGGGGACAGAGGTCGATCTCGCGAATGAGAGGTGCCGTGCCGGCCTTGTCGTCGCCCTCGTCCATGTCGAACGTGCATCCGAGGATCACGTCCGTGTAGGTCGGTGCTCCCGGGTTGCTGCTGAGCCCGACGTACTGCGCGTAGACAGTGAACGACTGGTCTCCGTAGCCCGTGGACGGCCCCGTGAGCGAACTGACCTGCTGGATGAGGTTGTAGTACCAGTCGACGAACACGGTGATCGACGCCTTGTACTCGTTCTCTCCCAACGTCTTCCCTACCGGGTCCGGGTGGTTGGACCGAGCCATGTCTCGCTTGCGTGTGCGGCTCCTCTTGAGTCCGGTGATGCCGCCGAAGAAGTTCAGTCCGGCGCATGTGACCCGGACGTGGCCGAAGGATCTGACCGTCCCGTTCGTGATCGGGACCTGCGGGTAGGAGTATTGTCCCATGAGTCACTACCCTCCGTTCACGAGCGAGATGGTTTCGGTGATCGCGTTGGCGTATGGCTTCCGCACCACGCTGACGTTGATGAGGATGTTGCCCGACTGGAGGACGTTGTTCGTCGTGTTGACGAGCGCCCCGACGCTCGACACGCTGCTTGTCTGCACAAGCCCCTGCACGAGGGCCACCTGGATGTCCGACTGGAGCACGGCGGCCTCGGTGGGGTCCAGTGTCCCCGCGGGCGTGACGGTCAGGTCATCGCTGACCTCTTCGACGCCGACCGCGTAGGCGATGTCACATGCCGCGTCGAGAACGTTCCCGATGGCGAGTTCGACGAACTGGGACCCTGGCGCGCAGAGCAGCGGCTCCTGGCACTGGAAGAACCCGGCGCCCTTCTTCGGCCAGGTCATCGCCGACCCGACGTTCGCCGCGTTGAGGCCCTGAACGATGCGCTCGTCGTGGTAGACGAACCCATCGGTCGGGTCCGTCGCGGGGTTGACCGTGATGGGCGCGAGCGGGCCGTCCTTCACCCTGCCAGCGCGGCGCTGGATGGGGATCTGCGTGCGCCGGACAGCGTGGGCCCAGGCGAGGTTGCGCCGGTACGACGGCGTACCGAATGCCGCGTTCGGGTATGCAGTCGGCATGTTGTAGTAGCCGTCGTCGACGGTGACACGCGGGGCCGTGATGCCCGGGGTGATCGCCGCGATCCGACTGATCCACGCCGCTTCCGTCTCGGAGGTCGTGCCCGAGTAGGGAACTCCTCCGGCGTTGAGCGTGTCGCCAAGCTCCAGGATGGCCCTCTGGTACTCGTAGATGGCGACCCCTGCCTGGATTTGCGCCTGGATGGTCGCCACGTCTGGGGCGGTCGTACCTCCGCTGAACGCGGCGTGCATCGCGTCGCCGACGAGATGGGCGGACCCGACGCCTAGGATGCCGTACTGCGACGCCTGGAACGCGGCCAGCGCGGTCACTACGTTCGCCGCGGACCACTGCGGCGCGTAGGTCGAGATGGTGAACGTGTCGCCCACGGCCATCGGGTTCGCGCCAGCCGTGAACGTCACGCGCACGCCGGTGCCTCCAGGACCGACCGTGTTAAGCGGAAGGCCGAGATCGATCTGACTCGTCGAACCGCTCGTTGCGGGAAGCCGCATCGGCGATCCGAAGTTGCGGCCGGCGTCGCCCGAGAACTGGACGAACGGGGGGGCCGTAGACGACCCGACCTGGCCCGCGGTCGTGCAGACGGCCTTGATGTAGTAGGTCCCCCACGCGCCATAGGTCGAGTCGAGCGTGACCGCGGCAGTCGCGCCGCTCGCGGTGTTCCCGCTGCCGAGCAGCATGACGCCGCCGTTGGCCGCAACGCCCTTCGTTGCGACTGGAACGGCCATGGCGATGCAGACGTTTCCGGCTTGGCACACGAGGCCACCAGCCTCGACGAGGTCGCCGCCGTTCCCCCATGACTGGAGGGACGTGGGGCTCGTGGTTGCGTAGGGCTGGTAGGGAGTCGCCCCGATGGCGATCCCCACCTTGAGTTGAACCGTCGAGAGCGGCACGGACAAGGCCGCGGGACTCCCGTTGTCCTGCACGATGATCGATACTGTCGGGATAGCGGGCGAGGTCATGCGCTCTCCTTCACGGCGGATTCGGGATAGTGATGGTGACCACGTCGCTGCCAGACCCGCCCTGCGGTTCCACGGTGATCACGAGCGAGGTGCCGCTCGGCACGAAGGTCAATGGCGCATCCGTGACCGGCTGCGAGAAGCTGAAAATGCCCATCCACTGTTGGCCACGCTGGGTCTGCGTGCCGGAGCTGACCTTCTGGGATGGCCAGTCGCCGCGGAGCATCTTCACCCTGGCGCCCATCGTGTCGAACATCGAGGCGTAGAGCCCATGAGCAATGGCCTGCGCCGCATCGAAGTCGCCGAAATCTGGGCTGGGCGGATTCGCCGCGCCGGTCACGTAGACCTCAAACGTCGTGTGCTGGGTCGCGAGCTGAGGCTGGAGCTTCTCGGCCTGCTGCTCCGCATTGCCTCGGCCGGCGCCAGGCGGAGACGTGAAGACGCCGCCATACTCGTCGAAGCCGAAGGCAGGCTCCGTGGTGGGAACGAACACGATGCGCGGAGAGGCCACTGCCGTGCCGAGCGCTACGAATCGGCGACCGAGGAGGATCTGGTAGTCGGGGAATGCGTAGCTGAGCGTCCCGCCGCCCGTGTAGGAGCCAACGCCGACGCTCGGGAACGTCGCTCCCTGGCCGGTGAAGGCCGAGAGCGTGAACGTGTCCGCGTCTGTCGGTGTCGCCACCCAGGTTCCGTTGGCGCCCGTCACGCCGCCAACGCCAGCGACTACCCCATGCACGACCCGCCCCAGAGGGACGCCGTGCGCCGGGCACGTGATCGCCACGGGCGTCGTGGCTGTAGCTCCGGTGATCGGGAGCGTGGCCGCGACCTGTCCCGCATTCACGAGGATCGTCGTGAAGTTCAGGGAGATGATCGCCACGAGAGCACCGATCATGGTGCCCCCTTCAGGTCCGAGATGATCTGCGCCCGGATGACCTCGCGGAACATTGCGTCCCAGGAACCCGGAAGGCCGTGGTCGGGAACCATCGGACGGGCCGGGCCTGAGCCGAAAGCGCCGGTCCATCCGTCCTGGTGCGGGGCCGGAACGCCGCCGAAGGGGCGGCAGTCCGCGATCCGTACGTCGATGGCTACGCTCGATGCCCCGTTCGGGTACGTCGTGACCATGACCGAGTCGCGCATCTCGCCCGTGTCGGTCAGCGGAGGGTGGCCGCGGTCCGGGCGGCGCGCGAGGTATGCCTCGCTGAGCGGCTCCCACGGATCGCCGTATGGGTCGGTCCCGGTCGCGAACTCGCCCGCGATGAGTTCGTGGACACCTTGCTCTACGGCCGGCGCTACGCGTTCAGGCACATGCTGCAAGTTGTCGATGGCCTGGGCGAGATGGCCTAGGCCCTCCATGTCCCAGCGGCTCATCGACGGACCACCCACTCCACGAGGTAGCTCGTTGTGCTCGTGAAGACGATCGTGTTCGCCGCTGAGGAGCCTGGCGCCGGAGCGATCATTGCGAGGTGGTGGTAGTTGAGCGCGTAGTAGTCACTGGTCGACGGAACAGAGATGACTGCGGCGTCGGCGAAGACCTGGATGGTCGCACCCGAAGCGCCTAGCGCGACGATGCGCAAGACGGACGCACCCTCGGGGACCGTCACGGTCCCGGCTGTCCCACTCGCACGGACAGGGGCAGTCTGGATGTCCCTCCACGACACGGCTAGAACCCTCCCACGGCCGGTCGGCCATTTCGGAACTGCGGCCAGCCCCTCATGGGCTGGCTCGTGACTACCGGACCGTCATTGCCTGCCCCCTGACCCTCCGGGATGCTCGGCGTGACGTTCGGCTGAATCGCCTGTCTCTGGATGCCAGGGAACCATCCACTGCCAGGGACGTTCGGGTAGCCGACCGCCTCGTAGTAGCGGTTCTTGATGTTCGCGTCGGACCCGGCCTGCGGAGCCCAACCGATCTGGTCCATCATCAGATACCAGGCGATGTAGGCCGTCATCTGCGTGACCGACGAGTCCCACGACAGGAGCGGCATGACGAACCTGCCGTTCATGTAGGAGTCCGCGCGGGAAGTCGCGTCGACGCACGCCTGCGTTTGTACCGGGTCCGGGACGAGGGCCAACGTCGCCGCCGGGCCGTACTGGCCCAGTTGCGAGACGGCGACGTATGGCTGTCCTCCTGGGCCGGGCATGGGTTAGGCCCCAGTCGGACCAGAGCGCGCCATCAGCCAGGAGTAGCCCCACGCAGGGTACCGTTCGCGCCCACCCACCCCAGGTGTAGCGGTGCGTGTCGAACACGATCGGATCGTCCTCGGCGATGCGCGGGACAGTTCTGGGAGCCTCGCGAACCACCCACAGGAGCGGCTTCATCGTGCGCGAGGTGTCCGCCATGTACCAGCGGAGGTTCTTCTTGAGGAACGGGTTGACGATGATGCGCAGACCCTCCTTCCGCATCACGTTGTCGGTCGTGCCGACCATTCCGGCCTGCGGCTGGAATCCGCCCCAGGATGGAGCGCCCTGGAACATCGTGTTGATGCAGAACTGCGCTTCGATCGTCATGGTGCCAGGAACGATCAGGGCATCGAACTTGACGCCCAGCGTCTCGCCGTCCTCTGCGGGGATCTGGCTCTGGTACTCGATCATCGTAGCGATGGCCGTCGTACTGAGCGCGCCTCCGATGACGATGCCGTTGATCGTCTGCGTGCCGATGAAGTCGTTGCAGTACGTGCCCGATGCGAATAGCGCATTGCCCGTGTTGAACGTCGGGTTGTAGTAGTCGATGGGGTGGGCCGTTCCGAAGAACGGGGTCTGGTCCAGACCCTTCTGCGAAGCACTGGACCCCTGGACGCCGCTCGCCTCGAGCAGGTCGCGGAGCTCATAGCAAGGATGACGCTTCCACTGCCGCGCCATGTCTGGGAGCTGTCGCCAGAAGACGCTCATTGCGTTCGGATCGGAGTCGTCGAGCGTGAAGCGGTCCATGCCCAGCGTGAGCTCGTACGGGATCGGCGTGACCTGGTAGGTCTGCGGCGCCTCCTCGTAGACCATTCGAGAGCCGTACCAGGGACGCGGCTTCGGGCTCATCCCCGTCCAGCCATACGCCTTGATGGCCCCAGCGGTCATCGGATCGACCTTCGTGTACTCCCATTGCACCTGGACGTTGGGGTCCAGCTCGGAGTAGATCGCGCCGATCGATGTGTCGACCGTCGTGATGAACGCTGCGTAGTTGAGCGGCGTCATGTCGACGGCCCTCCGATCGTGTTGAGCTTGATGGGCCAGTAATTGGGCCCAGGAAGGCAGCCGCCGGCGAATCCGGGGTCCTGCGGGAGCTGGATGCCGAGGACGGGGCGGGTGCCGCTCCCGGTCGCGCAGGCGATCGATCCCTGCGCATTCTCGTTGCCGAGGTAGACGGTCTTGCCGTTCGTGGCCTCTGAAAGCTGGTCTGCGCCGGTGCCGGACTGGAAGAAGAACGAGCCCGTTTTCACGTCGGCCCAGACCGCACCATCCGTTGTGCCGCCCTCGAAGCCTGGGCCGGTTGCGACCGCGGTACCCCCCGCGGGTCGCCCGATGATACCGGCGACGAGATCGGCGCTCCCAGGCGTCGCGGCGTTCTTGAGGTATCCGGCCGTGACAGGCCCGGACCCGGAGATCAGCGCAACCTCGCCCTCGTAGAGTTGCTGGGTCGCGCCTACGGGGTACGCGACGAGGCCGTAGCCGACGCCGTACTCGTAGGACTTGATGTCGTTCGTGAGCGCCATGGTCAGATCCTCCCCTGCGCAGACCCGGCACCGTTGAGCCGGTCGTGATGGGCCTTCGTGAGGTTGGCGACGAGCGTCTTGCGGAACTCGGACGGGTCGCGTGCGCCGCAGTTGGCTACGGCCTGGTCGACCATCTGGCGCTGGAAGTCCGTAAGGGACTCCTCCGTGCCAGGCTGAATCGCCTTTGGCCGGAGAAGCTCACCCTCGGACGTGTGAACGATCGGCTCGCCCTTCTCTGCCTCGGCCACAACCGCCCGCAGGACGGTGACGCCCTGAGCGCCGATGGTGGCAAGCAGGTGCTTGGGGATGTACTTCGAGGCGCGGGACATCAGATCCGCGCGCTCCGTCGTCTCGGCGGCCTTCTTCAGGGAAGCCACGTCGGCACCGACTGTCTCCAGCCTGGCGAACATGGCGAGCGCGGCGCCGAGCGCGTCGTCGCCGGCCTTCCCGGTCACGCGTTCGAGGAGCGCCTGGGCTGGGGAATGGACGGCCACCGGAGCGACGGTGGACGGCCGAGCGGTGACAGTTTGCGCGCCTAGCGCGGCGAGAGCGGCGGCGAGAGCCTTGGCCTCGTCCTCCTCCTTCTTCGCCTTCTTGGCCGCCTCCTCGTCGTCCTCCATGGAGCCGGACGGCTCGCACTCGTCGTCCTCCATGTCCTTCTTGGATGCCTCGAGCCGATGGAGCTTCGCGCCGATCGCCGCCAGCTTGACGGGGTCCTTCTCGGTCGCGACCGCGGCCAGCGTCTTCTTGATGAGTGCTTCCAGCTTGAGCATGTCTCGCTCTCCCGTGGGTTGCGTCAAAGGTGGACTGACGTGACGCGCCGTGTCAAGGGCAAAGTGTGCCGACGTGACGCGTCCCAGTTGTGCCGCCTGTCGATCGGTCTCGTTTCCGCCTGCTGCGACGATGACGCGGCGCGGCTTGTCGGCGAGTACAAGCCCAAGGTCCGCGATCGACATGATGTCGTCCGCCAATCCCTTACGCACTGCGTCAGGTCCGAGGTAGATCGTCGCCTCGTAGCTAGCGACGGTCTTCATGGTGAGGCCACGGGCGCGGCCGGCAAGGCGCCAGAACTCCTTGGCGAGCTTGTTCACGCGGTCTCTCTCCGCCTCTACCGCGGCATCCTCGATCGGAGCGTGTGGGTGCCCGTCGGCCTTGCGTGCGCCCGAGGTGATGAGCCGAACCTCGATACCCGCGGCCTTGTCTGCGGCGGCCTGGGAGTACATCGTCGAGATCACTCCGACCGAGCCAAGAATGGCGCTCTTCGGGCACACGATCTCCTCGCACGAGCAGGCCAGGGCGTACGCGGCGGACGCAGCCATCTCGTCCACCCACGCGATGAACGGCACACCCGACTCAGCGCTTAGCCTCTGGAGCGCGAACACGCACTCATTGAGCCCGCTAACGACGCCCCCGGGGGAGTCGATCGAGAGGATCACCGCGGACGGAGCGGACACTGAGCCGTCCTCGGCGGTCTCCGCCAGAGCCTCCTTTACGCGCCGTAGGATCGCTTCGTAACTATCCCCTTCTCCGGTGTCGTGATGTTCGAGTGGATCGTGGATGTAGACGACCGCGGCGCCGCCGATGCGGCCGTTCGGCTTCGGCTGTGGCGGCCCCGAGAGCCAGAAGAAGCCGTGCGGTCCGCGAGGTAGCCGTGCGGGGTCCATCGCCAGGAGTTCGCCGGGCTTTAGAAGTCGGATGCGGCGGTCAGTCACTTTCCACCTCCTGCCGGCGCAGGATCGCCCGCGTCGGCCACCTTCTCAGGGTGCGCCTGTATGGGCTCTACGAACCTGAACGAGGGCATGTCGTCCAGGCCGAACTGTTCTTTCGCCCAATCGCACACCTGAGCGGGGTCGTCGAACTCTAGGCCGCCGCGACGCAGGGTCTCGAAGCCCTGCGCGAAGGAGTAGAACCTCTTGCCGGTGGCCTCATATTCCTTCTGACCCTTCACGTCGAAGGACGTCCATGGGGCCAGGTTCGCGTCGCCGAAGTTCAGGTAAGCGAAGGGCCTGGCGAGCTGATTGTAGAGCGAATACTTCCAGCTCTGATTGTCGAGCTGCGTTCCGCCAAGCTCCTTGTCTTGCGCTACCGACGCCGCCGCGAAGGATCCGCCCTTGACCTCCGTGGTCAGGTTCACCATGAGGATCGCCAGCACGATGGCCATGTCGCAGCGGTCGATCTGCGCGGGGTGGACCTCCCAGGCGGTCGACTTCGCCTCGACGAGTTCGTACGAGTACCCCTGACCGTCCTTCGGATCGACGCCGCCAGGAACGATCATCGCGGCGTCCGAGCCGAGACAGGCAATGGCCCGCTCGAACTGCTGCCGCTCGACCGCGTCGCCAACGATCGGCACATGGCCCACACGTGTCGGGTTGCCATGGACCTCGCCGAACCTGGCCATGTCTCGAAATCCGAAGTGCCGGAGCAGCCACGGCTCCGTAACCGGCCGGATCGCGCCGCGCATCCATCCTCGATACGCGCCGAACGGAACGTGCTCGAACCATTTGCCGTTGCCGCCGACGATTGGAACGACGGCCTCGCTGCCGACCGCCATGAACAGACGCTTGTCCCAGTCGAAGTACTCAAAGACGGGATGCCACGGGTGGAGCGTGGGCGCGTAGTCGAGATTCGTCTGGTTCGTGTCCCAGCAAATCTGGTCGTGGGCGAATCCCATTCCGATCGCGTAGTCCTGCGTCCATCGGAACGCGGAGGAGCCGGCCAGCCGGGGCCACCATGACTGCCACGCATCGCAGCATTCCTTCGCCGCCGAGGACTTGTCGGCCGGCCGGAACCTCGCCTCTCGGCCGAACAGCGCGGAGTCGCGAGCGTTCAGGGTTGCCGTGACCCGATCGTCCCCCATGATGGAGTCCCAGAGCATCGCCGACGAGTAGAACTGCCCGATGGCGTGCGCGTAGAGCGCCCCTCGAGCCTGTTCGATCGTCCACGTGTTCTGGATCGTGACGAGAGGAACGTCCTTGTAGACAAGCTTGGCGCGAGCCTTCGTGTTCGCATCGGTCGCGTCGATGGGGCGTAGGAACGCGGGATCGCTGGTCCCGGCATCGAGTCCGGCAATGTACTCCGAGGCTAGGGCGAGCTGGTCGAACGGGACACCTCCGCCACGAGCAGGCCCATCAGGTCTGCCCGGTGGCGGCCCATAGCCAGGATCTCGCTCCTTCGGCATGGCTACTCGGCAGCGTGCGCAACGGGCTCATCCCACGGCGTATCCAGGCCCTTGCCGGCCGGGTCGCAACAGTGGGCCTTGAGCGGCTTGAGGTGCATCGCGTCCTGGTCCGCCCGATAGAACGTGTTGAGCTTCCACTGCGTGTAATGGAAGGTCAGAGCGATCGGCGGAACGTCGCCGCCCGTCTTGTCGAGCAGAGCGATCGTGATCTCCGCATCTCGATCGCGGGCGATCTGGAGGCCGTCGGGAACGAGACCTCCGGCCGCGCGGTGGCGGAGCATGCCCTCCGGGTACTTGTAGTTCTCGAACCGGACGACGATCCCTTCCTTGCACGACGGGTCCGACGCGACGACGGCCAGGAACTTCGCGCCCTCCGCACCAACGCAGGGGATGCGACGATAGCTGCGCCCATGCTGCGGTGCGACGAGCCGAAGCTGGCGCTCGCGGGAGATGCCGAGCTTGTCGAGTTCTCCGGGGTTACGCGCGAGTAGCAGATCGACGATCTGCCGGAGTTCGGACGGGGTGGTGGTGGTTGCGGGGGTGGCGCCGGTCTGTGCCGACGGAGCGGTCTTGTCTTGGGCCATGGCCCACTCTGGCACTATGAGACGCGGTGCGTCAAGGAGAGGCCAGCAACTCCGCCAACAGCCTGTCCACGTATCGGCCGGCCTGACGCCCCATCTCCGCGGACATGCGCTCGAGCTCCGTCTGCTCCTCCGGGGTCAGCATGGGCCCCCACGACAGCGACCCGTCCGGCCCGTCCGGGTCCTCATGGCCGAAGAAGATCATCGCGTGTTGAGTCCCGCGTACGCCTTACCGAGCGTCTTGACGCCGCCGCCCGCGACCATCCCGCCCAGCGTGCCGTCGCAGAGCGAGACCATCGCGTCAATCTCGTCGTCCCCGTCGTCCTTGTCGTTCCCCCGGAAGCAGGACACGCGATGCAGGAAGCCCTTGAGCCAAGGAGCCGAGAACGGCAGGACGATGTTCCCGTCGTTCCAGCGCTTGATCGTCCGCTGAGCCCTGACGAGCTTCGAGTACCGGGCGTGCATGTTGAAGATCGGCACGCCACGCTCGCGAAGGAACGAGGCGAGGCCGACCTCGGGGCCGGCCATGTACGAGCACATTGGCGCGTAGCCGTACGCCGAGAGGAGCCGCTTCGCCGTCGACTCGATGAGGTAGGCGTCGAGCTTGTGGCGCTGGACTTCGAGGATGTAGAGCTTCGTCCCCACGATCTTCCCGGTCACGAATGCGCTCCAGTCGCTCGTCGCGCCGGCTGTATACGCGAAGTCCACGCCGTACCCGAGGCGGAAGTTCCAGTCGGGAATCTTCTCATAGTAGGTCGGCTGGCCGAAGAGGTCCGACCCGACCGGCTTCGGGTCGTTCATCAACTGCGCCCACCAGAACCGCTCTGTGGGGTCCACCTCGGCCCGCTCCGCCCGCATCGCCTTCATGTCGTGGAGAGACCATACGTTCTCGGCGAAGGCCCGCTCCCTCTCGGTTCCCTCATGCAGGATCGCCGGGTAGTGGATGTAGCGCCACTGCACGGCGGTTCGGGCGAGACGCTGGCCGATCGGGTCGTCGGGATGCCATCGGCTCATGATCCCCATGACCGGCCCGGGCTTCCCTCGCCGCTGGCACCTCGCCGTGTAGTGGCTGATCGTCTCGTCCACCTCGGCCCGCTTGATCGGGTCCAGCGCCCCGGTCTCGTCGATCGGGTCATCGAAGAACAACCCGTGGCAGTCGTATCCGAGACGGCTCTGGTCGGCGGACATGATCACGATGCCGCCCCCCTCTTCGGTGCTCCAGTCGGCGATCGTGTCCGTCCCTCTCGCCGGCCCGCACCCGGCCATGCGGGCGAGCTGCCTGGCCCTCTTGCCCAGCGCCGTCGCTCTCTCGAAGGAGTGTGATAGCAGGATGTATCGCGCCGACGGGTCCTTCTTGAGCAGCCAGACCACGCCGTGTAGCATCACCTGGGTTTTCCAGTGACGGATCGGGACGGCTACCAGGGTGCGGATAGGCTCGCCTAGCGCGGCTCGCTCGAACTCGTCGCAGAGCTCCGACAGGTGCAGGGGTCGCGTGAACTCCGGCGACAGGGCCGGGATGAACTCCATCAGCGACAGGTCCTTGAGGAGCGTGCTCGGCTTGCGCGCGGGCTCGTCAATCTCCCGCGCCTCCGCGGGCGGCTCGGCGAAGGCCGGCTCTTGGGGGGCCGGCTGGCACGGCTCGGGGCGATCAGCGCCTGGCATAGGGCCCGCGGAGGCGACGGAAGTCTTTTTCGGACGGGGCATACCCTAGCCTACCACACCCCCAGGCATCTCTCGGGCGGACCAGCAGTGCCCGCCCGCGTGCATGAGAACCCCTCCCTTGACGTAGAGCTGCACCGTGCCGCCCAGATCCCGCCAGCGCTTGCAGAAAGAGAAGTCCTCGCTGCCCAGGAAGCGCCGGCCGTCCGGTGCCGTGTCGATGAGTTGCCCGAACAGGTTCGCGATAGCGTGCGGCTTCGGAAGATCCCAGTACGTGTTGCCGTGGCTGGCGGCGTCCTCGGCCATGCGGCGAAGCATCTCCGCGCTCGTCAAGGTGAACCCGAAGCCGACGCCACGAACAGCGATGCACCCGCGCTCGTCGACCACGATCCCGCCGTCGAGATGCTGATGCACCCACCGGAGCGGTTGCGACTTGGTCGTGTACGGCCACGATACCATGTGCTCGCCGAGGGCCAGCATCTCGCGGATGACGCGAATCCCGTCGTCCACGTCCTCCGGGAACGTGTCGTCGTCCAGCCAGAGGACGTGGGTGATGCCCGGCAGGTCTCGCAGCACGTGGCCGACCGCTCGGTTCCGTGCGCGCACGACATCACAGGCCACCATGAGCGTGGCGTCGAGTCCGGTCGCGCCCATCTCTCGCTCCAGTGCCAGCGTGAACTGGTGGTAACCGAGACTGACCGTCCCGGCGCGCAACTCGGCGCCTCGGTAGGGCGTCGCGATGCAGATGTGGGGGGTCATGCCTCCACCAGCGTACAGGGATAGTAGACCCCGTCCACGTCGTACCAGGGCACCCAGACCGCGGGCAGTCCGTCCTCTGGCCACATATGCGTCCAGCCCTTCTCATGATGTCCTGAGAAGTGGTACTGCACGACATCCCCGACATGGAAGCCGATGGCGCAGCGGGACCCGTCGGGCCGCAACGGTCCGGGCCCGACCCCGAGAACCCTGCCGCGATGGGTCAGGACATCCTTAGCCTTCGGGTCGGGAGTCCAGATGCGGCCAGAGCGCTCCTCCGACAGGATCTCGCGGATGACGACACGGCCGGTCAGAAGGCGCAAGCGCATCGCGACCCTCCTAGCCGATCCCATGCGGCAGCATCTACAATGCCTCGATTGATCATCCTACCATCCCCGACGCGGGCATGAGTTGCGCCGCCACCAGCCTCTTGTTGACAGTCTCAACCGTCGAGTTCCAGCACAGCACGCACAGCGCCGTCTGCCCGATCGTCAGCAACGCAGGCTGCTCCATGCAGGACGCGCACGGGCCCTCCGGCGATAGGCGAGCCTTGCGGCTCCGTTCCAGCCAGCCGAAGGATGGCCAATGGGGGTTGAGCAGCGGGGCGTCTTCTGGCGATCCCCACCATGCAGGGTCGTCCACACGAGCCCCCGGAACGGAGCCGCGCGCAACCGTGGCGATCCGATTAGGGTGATTGTCGTAGCCGATGGTGGACGGTACGGACACGTCGTGCATCGCCAGCGACGGCAGGCACGCGAGAAACGGCTTCTGACGGGACCAGGCCCAGTGCGCCGTGGTGTTGTCCCAGTTCATCCTCGACGATACGCGGTGTCCGATCGACGCGTTGAAGTCCAGGACCTCAAACGCGACACGGGGCGGCAGGATCTTCGCCGGCCCCGACAGCCAGTAGACTCGCGCCCAGCGGTGGCCCGCCTCGGCCAGCGGCACCGCAGTCGGGACTTGCAGGTGGATGCTGACCGCCTCGCCAGGCGCGCACGACGCCACGACGGCGCACGCCTCGACGAAACCGGGCTCTACGCGCACGTCGTCCTCGAGCTGGATGACCGTCTCGTTCTGGTCCTCCACCCACTCCCAGACGCGGTGCTCCCACATGGACGGGTGCTCGTTGCGCCGCGTGGTGATCACGGTCACGTCCGCGTCGTGGCCGAGCTGTTCGAGCAGGACGCGCAGAGACTCCGGCCGGCCCTTGAAGAACGGCGCGTGAGCGATGACGACCTTCATGGGACAGGGCATCAGACGCTCCTCGTGCTGATCTGCTCAGAGATCCATGGGTACGTCTTCGACAATCCGTCTACCAGTCGGGTCGTAGGCTCCCATTCGAGCACCGACCGCAGCACCCGGTTGTCCGAGTTCCGACCGCGTACCCCCTGCGGCTTCGACGGGTCCCATTTGATCCGCACGGTCTTCCCTGCGATGCCGAGCACCATCTCCGCGAGCACGGCGATCGAGACCATCTCCTCCGTCCCCAGATTGATCGGCTCGGCGTGGTCGCTCGCCATGAGTCGCACGAGACCCTCCACCGCATCATCGATGTAGCAGAAACTCCTCGTCTGGTTCCCGTCACCCCAGAGTGTGATCTCTTCACCTTCTCGCACCTCCGCGACCTGACGGCAAATCGCCGCAGGGGCCTTCTCGCGCCCGCCCCACCACGTCCCCAGCGGACCGAAAACGTTGTGCAGGCGCACGATCCGCGTGTCGAGCCCGTAGTCGCGACGGTAGTAGGCGGCGAGCTGTTCGGAGAAGAGCTTCTCCCAGCCGTAACCTGCCTCGGGCTCGGCGGGGATCGCGTCGCTCTCCCGGAGCCCGTAGGCGTCGACATGCCGCTGGAGCCTAGCCGGGTAGACGCACGCCGAGGACGTGTAGAGGTAGCGATGCACGCCGGCTTGACGCGCCGCCTCCAGCGTGTTCGCGTTGCAGAGGACATTGTTGTGGGCCACCTCGGCGAGATGCGCCGTGATGTGCCCGATGCCGCCCATGTCTGCCGCGAGCGCGTAGACCTGCTCCACACCTTCGCAGGCGAGCGCGGCCTCACGTTCAATCCGCATGTCCAGGAGACGAACATCGTCGGCCTCCGAGGCTCGGAACTCGTGCCGCTTGATGTCCACGGCCCGAACCCAGTGGCCGTCAGCCTTTAGCCTGGACACGAGGTGGCCGCCTATAAACCCGCCTGCTCCGGTGACCAGGATCCTCATGTCGTCCTCGTAGAGTCCACGGCCATCGCAAAGTCGTCAATCACGGAACAGCTCCCTCTCGCCGCAGCCGGCGCAGTGTTTCGATGGTCGTGGTGAAGGTCGAGTGTCGAGTCCCGAGAAACCTCCCGGCGCGGGAGCAGGTCCACAGGTCCACCACGGCGTCTCCGAGCGTGCCGTTACGGCGATGGTCGGTGAGGCCCTGCTGCTCGGCGCCGCCCAGGGGGGCTCCCACTAGCGATCGTGGGATCGCCTTGAGCAACTCGGCCTGCGTCTCTCCGTTGTCGGTGGCGATGTAGCACGTCTCGTCGGGCCACTGCCAGGCCCACCGGACCCAGTCGCTCAGGAGCTCCACATCGCCGCCGTGCGTGGCCGTGTCGGGAAGGTGGTCGGTGCGCCGGACGTGGATGGCCTTGTCGTAGTCCACCACCCTTGACATGATCGATGGGACGGGACGAAGCAGCCTGAACCCGTCCTCCCATCCCTCCGGCGCGTAGGACGGTGGACCCCACGCTTCGACGCTCCATCGGCCGGCGTCCGAGAACTCCACGCCCGGGATAGGTTCGAACACGTCGAGAAACCTCGCGCCGCTGACGTACTCGTTCGGCTGCCAGACGACATGGAGCGTCCCGGCGCCTCGGTTGACCGCGTACCATCCAAGGAGCGCACGGAGACGATTGCAGAGACCCCCTACGGCGCGGAGGCTCATGGCAGCCTCAGTGTGCCACTGCGCTGGGGCTCCAGGCACACCGGGCCCTCCATCATAGCGTCTCCCTTCTGGCGTACGTCGGCAGTGACCGGAACCACGCAGCCGACTCTCGCTCGGCCCGATGCCCCGCCGAGTCCGTGCTGAACTCGTGACTCGCGGCCAGGTCGTACTCGTAGAGCGTATCCGGGATGAACGCGCATCGCTCAGGACCGGCCATCTCCATCGCGGGGAGCATGACCGCAAGGTCCTGGCAGTAATCCTTCTCTCCTGGCTTCTGGAGTCGGTTCGGGTGGATGCGGTGAAAGAGCCCGGCCCGGAAGGTCTTGAGGTGCGTCGCGAGCCACGGATGGGTCCTCACGTTGGCGTCAAGAGGGTACTGCGCCGCAAATCCTGGCCGGCCGTCCTTGAATCTGAACGAGCCGTACGTGACCCAGGCACCATCAGTGTGGCGCTGCGCAACCTTGGCGAGAGCGTCGGTCCCGAGCAGCCGGTCGTCCAGGTCGACCCAGGCCACGATCGTCTCGGGCGGTACCCCAGAGAGCAGGCGGGACACGTTCGTCATGGCCTTCTGCGGCGGGTCCTGCTTGGCCGCATCGACCCATCGGTGCTCTACGGTCACGCCCTGCTGCGCCCGGACGCTCGTGAGGCATGGGGCCGAGTCGCAGCGGTAGCCGGTCGAGATGACGAGGACGTGCGGAAGGATCATGTCCACCTCCAGACAACGAAGCAGACGGCGAGGATGAGCAGGATGGCGGTCACGATTCGCCCTCCCTTAGCGCCCTGAGAACGACCCACCGGACCCAGCTCGAAGCCGCGAGCCCGTTGCGGTCCGTGGCCGCCTTGATGCGGGCGATCTCGTCACGACTGAACCTGACCGTCAGCATTTCGGTCCTATCGCTGGCGCCGTTGTCGTCAGTCTCGGCCATGTTGTGACTATGTACGTCTGGCGTACTAGGCGTGTCAAGCACCTAGTTGCCAGGCGTGTTACTTCACCGTTCCTTCACTTCATCAGGTGGTGAAGTGTTCCCTGCGGGGCCTACCGGCCCTACCGGCCCTGGAGCCTCTCGGCTCGGATGGTACACCCCGTCAATGTGACGCCCGACCTTGCCCCGCAAGCCGAGTTCGCGCAGCCACGCCCGGTAGGTCCGGGCGGCAACGCCCAGCATATGCCCGCCCTCCGCGGCCGTCCTGACCGTCGCGTGGACGGCCCTGACATCCTCCTCCCATGCGGTTCGGTTTGTTAGTCTCTGGAGGCCTGCGGGACTGAAGGACATGGGGCTCCGGGTAGGACGGTGCAGGTTCGTTACGCCCGCCATGCCAACCCATCTAGCAGGACACGTGCCATCCACACTAACTAGCCCCTATCGTCCACATCGGGGTAAGCTGAGGTAGGTTTCGTGGTCCAGAGAGGGCTGGGAGGGCTGGGATCGGCCTGGCACGGCTCGAGGCGGGCGAGCTAGGATGGATCGTGCGTGCCCCATTAGGATGGATCGGATGATCCACTGTAGCCCGCCGGTTACAGTGTAATTCATGTGGGGGCGGACAGGGGTGGCATGGGGTGGCCGGGCAGGGCTGGCGTGGCTGGCTATCCCGCTGTGCGCTCGTCGCGCTACGCTGGCCCAGGGCGGCCTCGTCGGTACGGTCGGGGGTAGCCGTCACCCCGAA